AGTGGAGTTATCCATATATGCATAAAATTGTTAATGCACCGTGGGACGACAACACACTACCTAGCTATGTAGAAGTTAGCTTTGGTAACGGCTGTAACTTTAAATGTAGTTATTGCAGTCCAGACATAAGCAGTAAGTGGATGGAAGAATCAGTTAAGCACGGCCCTTATAACTTAGAAAATACAGTATTCAATGATGTCCATCGTCTTAAAGAACTAAACAGGATGCCAATTCCCGACAGGGAAGATAATCCTTACGTAGATGCTTGGTGGGAGTGGTGGCCTGAACTGTACCCTAACTTGCATACATTTAGGATAACTGGCGGAGAACCGCTAATGAATAAGAATACATTTAGAACATTAGACTACATAGAAGCCAATCCTAATCCTAACTTAAACTTTGCCATCAACACTAACTTGTGTTTGCCAGATAATATTATTGACAAAACAATAGCACAGATGAATAGAATCACTGCCAGCAAGTCAATAAAAAAATTGCAAATTTATACTAGTGCAGATACATACGGACCACAGGCAGAGTACATACGTAATGGCATGGACTATAAACAATGGTACAAAAATGTACAGCGTATTATCAACGAATGCCCAGATGTTAGTATTACTATCATGGTTACATTTAATGTCATGAGCTTGCCTATGTTCAAGTATTTCTTGGAAGATGTTGCCGCGATTAAAAATGATAGAAACATCTTACGCACTGATTCACGTAAGCATCCATTGTACGTAGACTTTCCTTATCTACGTCACCCTGAGTTTTTAAGTAGTCTAATTGCCAACGACAGTATGAAGACCAGCTTTAACGAATGTGTAGACTACATTAAGGATAATCTTGGGCACGGACATAAACAGCCTGACCACTTTGGTTTTTACCAACATGAACTACACGCGGCCGAACGCATACAGCATTTACTCACCAACCATAAACTAAGCGAAGAACAATTACGTAAAAATCGTAGAAGTTTTGCAATGTTTATCAAAGAGCACGACCTGCGCCGCGGCACAAATTTTAAAGTAACGTTCCCAGAACTTATTCCATTCCTCAAGGAGTGCAGAAATGCTTGATGTAATCTTTTTAAGTTATAATGAGCAATATGCAGATGCTAACTACGAACGATTATTAGAGGTAGCTCCACATGCAAAGCGTGTGCATGGAGTTAAAGGAATACTAAATGCACATCAAGCCGCGGCACGTAAAAGTATGACCAACAACTTTTACATCGTAGATGCAGATGCTTACATAGTGGATGAATTTGATTTTAGTTACACACCTACTAAAAGAGAATTAATATACGGAAGAATACCAGCCACCGATTGTGTGTTTTGCTGGCACAGCAAAAATCCTATAAATGAATTAGTGTACGGTTACGGCGGGGTAAAGTTGTTTCGAAAAGACTTGTTGTTGGCCGTTGCTGATTGGCGTGTAGACTTGGCTACTAGTATGGGTGCAGAGTTTGTAAGCAAACCAGACATAAGCAATGTTACAGCATTTAATACTGATCCTTATAGTACATGGCGTAGCGCCTTTAGAGAGTGTACTAAACTGGCTAGTGGTATAATTACAGATGATGCTGTGACTACTGCTAGGCTTAATACCTGGTGTACAGTAGGATCAGAAGCACAATACGGATCTTATGCTATTGCAGGCGCACTAGCAGGCAAAGTATACGGTATCGAAAATAAAGATAACGTAGACGCACTGAAATTAATTAACGACTTTGATTGGTTATATGATAGATTTAAACAACATTACCCTAACATCTAAGTTCAATGTAATATTTGTTAACAAGCCTTACTCTGATACAGAGCTGGCAGATATGTGTGATGGGAAAACCACGTGGTTTGTTAATGGAGAAATACAAGACGTAGAAGTGTTTGAAAACTTCGATTGGAATTTTGCACCAGTAGGCTATGAATCAAAGAGCTTGCACATGTGGGTTTGGAAAGATAGAAGTTTTTGGTTAGCTAAACTTATTCCTGCAAAATGGGATCAGAGCTATGTGCAATATATTGTAGAACCAAAGCGCAGAGTAACAGTAAGCACTTATTATAATGGCGATGCACAGGCAATGTTGGATTACTTACCGCCTACTTACGATTTGAAATACGAGCACGTTTGGTTATTTGATACAGAAACAACAGATAACAATGACATAGAGGCTGTTAGAATCTCCTATATTTCAGACACACAAGGCATGAAAGTAGTAGATAAAACAGCAAGAAACGTCTTTAAACTAGTTAAAAATCCCATGTTGCCTGACAGCATATACACAGGCATAGACGCAAGCAATAAGTTTCATTACAGTCAAGGAAAATACAGACATGTTTGGAATTTGTCCGGAGATGTTAACTTACCAAATTATGATGTGTGGGCATATAGCTTAGAACCAAGTACATTTGTTGGTACAGTAGTTGAAGGCACACTAGACATAACAGACTTTTACAAAGATATGAAATGGGAAGTGAATCCATTATTTGAAAACATTGAGTTCAGTGAGTTTAACTTTGACTACAGGCCTTTAGCAGACAAAATGAACTTAGTACATACTTGGCACTTGGACTCTAGTTATACACCCCCCGGTGAACGTATTTGGGCAGTTAGGTTAACGCCTACAGAATCCTGCACAGGTGAATTAGACATGGGCTATCTTAGTTTAAATCTAAAACCTAAAATCATAGTAAACCCTGACTTCCAATTGTATGACTGGAATAATATTGTTGATAAGTTTGTCCCTAGCTATGATAGTTTACAGTTCTTGCATGTCTGGTACTGTGAAGGTACTGATAAAAAGTATGGCGTTAAAATTTCCTTTACAGAAAAAACAACAGGTTATAAAGAGCACGGCTACGCAAGGCCGTTTATGACTGAATGGAGTATTGGTCCAGGAGATACTAAACTGTACTGGCACTTTGATAAAGACTGCATACCAGTGCCGCAATGGAATAGAAAGTTTATGCCAAATCGTGGTAATGAATCTAAAGTTCATGTGTTTACTATGACTAATCCTAAGACTGGCCGTATTACTGATTGGGATGGATGTTATCTTGTGCCTAACGGAGTTACACTAACAGACAAACTACGCAAGTCAGCAGTTAAATGCTTTGAACATGGTTGTACTGAAGAAGAATTTGATATTGTATTCTTAAGTAACGGAGAGTTATACGCAGATGCTAACTTTGCCAAATTAGAAAAACTAGTACACAATAAGAATAAGTTACATAGAGTAGATAAAGTAAAAGGTATTTTTGAAGCGCACAAGGCCGCGGCCGATGTGGCCAATACAGAAATGTTTTACCTAGTAGACTCTGATTGTGTTATCGAAGGTAGCTTTGCATTTGACCTGTATCCTAAGTCATATGACAGAGATACTGTATATGTGTGGCATGTTAGAAACCCGGTGAACGGATTAATTTACGGTTATGGTGGAGTAAAATTATTCCCTCGACAATTACTAAAAGAAGCCCGGGAATGGAAGATTGACTTGGCTACTAGTATTGGTGCTAAGTTTAAAGTATTGCCCCGTACAATTGGTTCAACTGAATTTAACTGTGATGCTGAAACAGCATGGCGTAGTGGTTTTAGGGAAGCGGCCAAGCTGGCAAGTAAACTGATTAAGAATCAAGTAGATACCGAAACAGACAAGCGTTTAGAAACATGGTGTACTGTTGACTTAGGTGCACCATATGGTGATAAGGCTATTGAAGGAGCAATTGCTGGTCGCGATTGGGTAAGACATTCTCCTGCACTTATTGATAAAATTAATGATTATGAGTGGCTACACCAACAGTGGTTGAATTATGTTACAAAGTAAAGATTTATTATACGGACTAGACGAGTACGTTGCAGTACAAACCAATCCTAAATTGTTTAGGGCCATATACAACTATGTACATCACAAAAGCATAGATAACAAAAATGCTATAGTAGACAGCGTGCCTTATATGTTGCGTACTAAGGCGCAGGCCGCAGTAGACAGGCTTGATGCAAAAGACTCAGATGTAGACGTACTAATGGATTTGTTTTTAACTTGCCATGTAGTAGACGCTAAGTTTATCAGTAATCTACGTACAGCAGTTAAAGAGTTTCCCGAAGTAAACTGGCGTGACGGACTGAGCCGATTTCAGATGCAAAGCAAAGTATGGGCCGCTACTACATTAAAAGATTACGACTTAGGTCATGTTTGTATGTGCGGGGGATGGATAGGAACCTTGGCACGTATAATATATGATGTATCTAAAACTGCTACAAAGATTACCAGCTACGACATCGACGATGTTGCCAATAAAGCTGGCATGATATTAAATTTAGACTTATCAAGTTCTAACAAGTATTTGGCTGTTAACCAAGACATTTATACTTTAGATTATTCGGTGCCCGATACAGTAGTTAATACAATTTGCGAACACATACCTGATTTTCAACAGTGGCTAGACATGATACCCGCGGGAAAATTATTGTTACTGCAAACAAACAATATGTTTGAAATGCAGGATCATGTAAATTGTGTAGAAACGTTAGATGAATTTAAAAGGCAATGCCAGGATATTGACATTGCCTATTCGGGTACTATATCTTATGCCGGATGGCATAGGTTTATGATTGTGGGTGTAAAGCGTTAACCAATGTACACGTCGAACTGACAGTTGTTTTGTGTACACCATTCGTCCATTAACATACCGCGTTGAATCATTAGTTCTTCGTTAGTATTAACAAAGTCCCGTAGATCATTATCGTTAGAAAACTCTAACGTTGCAGTACCAGTCAACCGGTCTTCGCTAACTTCAATTTTTGCACCAACAAACCCATCGTGCTCTAATGCTCTTAAACGCATTTGCTCCATAATAGGATGTTCACGATATTGTCCAAAAAAGAAATCAATGTCAGTTGATGGGCGTTTCATAATAGTAATGACTTTAATACTCATATCTATCTCCTGTTGTTTTATTTAGTTTACCAGGAACTCGTGATTCTTAATACAAGTTATCTCTGGGTTAAGTTCAGGCTTTAGCGTAAAACTACGTATAACAATAGGCTGTGGATTACGCCCTTCTAGTATTCCTAAGATGTTACTGCCAAACTCATATTTTGCCCTATTATAAGGAGCGATAATTTCTACTAGATTGCAATCAAACAACATATTTCTTTGTTCAGTACTTAACTTATGTGCAACTTTAAGAACTGTAACAGTGTTGTGATAGTCTCGGGCCATGTAGTGTACGTGTCTACCATGGTTGATAGTAGCATCCACAAATATATCGTTTAAGAAGTAATTTGTAGTAATGATCCCGTCTATCGACGGACCAAAAAAACTATCGTTGCCATCAATAAACAAATTGCCCACTGTTGAATAAGGCATACCAGACCAAAAACTACGTGTTGCAAACATTACTAGCTTATCGTCTTTGTTTTTATATCCCCATATGCTATGCCCTAGTTTATTTTGACAAGCAATATCAAAGCCTTTTCTAAAGTATTGATCAATGGTTGGACTGATTTTAACTTTTAGATTAGACTGTCTAGTTTCATATATTTCTAAAATACGAGGTAAATCGTCAGCGGTCAATTTATGTGCATAACCCCTTAGCATAGGTACTCCTCTATGTTAATATTGTCCACAAACTCGAATTGGTCCGTGATAAAGTTATGTACTCTACGATATCTAAACACCCCAGGTAAGCTAGGGAATTTAGTTTTACGTGCAAGATACTCTTGGTCTTTGGATAACTTATAAATCAATTCTTTTGCAGGGAATTTATAGCTTACCCATGTATCTTTAATCTTGTTAGTAGGATTATTCAAGCTCCACTGTTGCCATTCTTCGCTGGCCCAGAAGTGGCATACATGACGCTCTAGCCAAGCATCATTAACAGTTAAACTATCGTTCTTGTGACTCATAATACGGAACTCAACAGCTTGCCATTTCATGGCAAAGTTTTGATACCATAGGTAATCACTCCACGTTTTAATTTCCCATGGACAATTTTTAATTAATAGTTCCATCTGGTCCAGGAACCACTTGGTCTTTTCTTGGTTGCCTATCTTTGCATTAAAAAAGTCAAAGGCAAATACCTTGTAGTTACTGTTAATAACAGATTCTGTGCCAAAGAAGTCAATGCTAGATTTTAGAGTTAAGCTACCAAATACATTGTCTGCGAACTCTCCGGTAATCACATAGTTAAAATCATTGAAGTAGTTTTCAAAACTATTTGAGCTTTCTGTTTTGTAGTTACGTTTGATAACAGTTTCGTATAGCACAGGATTTTCTTGAATACTGTTACTGTTAAGAATTATCAACAATCTTTCTTTGAACTCTTTACTGGCATAGGCATGCATTAAGTTAACAATTAATGTGCTATCAATACCACCGCTGTACATAATAACAGGTCGTAGTTGAGTAGTTCTGATATGTTGTTCAATCTTCTGCCAAGTTAAAAAACATAGTTCTTCGAACGTGTGCGTAAATTTACGCACAGTGGGCATGGGATGTCTGTTAACTAAGTTAACCGGAAATTTAATAGTATCTGTTCTATCTACTAAACTGATACCACTATTAAATGCCTTACTAAACACACTATACTTGTCTAGCTGAGGATGTTGTTGGCACCACTGGGGCTTGTATAGATCCAATTGATTGTAATAAAGTAGTGCGCTCATAACAAAATATTTAAAAATGTTTCTTTGTGCAAGTTATCCATAACTTGTTTGACTTCATCAGATGTCGTTGCATCCTTTAGCAACCTCATATACTTGAGTCTAAACCATTCTGTTTTAGACATCATTTCCAGATGCATGGTATATTGCAGTATGATTTGATCAGCGGCCTGTTCTACCGTACAGTTATCTAATTCCGCATAGTCTAATACCATTTGTACATTAGAATCTACGGCACTAACATTGTAATTGGCATTGCGTAATATAACCGCTTGGTCGTATTTCATTTTGTACACTTCTGCCTGCCCACTACAAATTTCTATTTCTTTAACTCTAGCTAAGTTAATCTTAGTTAAGATGTCATAGTAGCTCCATAGTTTGTACTCTACAAACTTACGCAACTGATCTATATTTTCGCCTGGGCTGTATACAATTTTAGATCCACGTAATATAAAATCGCTGGGATTAGATTTAAATTGTGTTTCTAGGCTCTTATCTAAGTCCCCCGTGTATACGTGTGTATCAAAAAAACATTCATTGACAAAGTAAAGATGTTTTTTATCAGGGGCCGAAATTAATACCCTATTGAGGCTCGTTGTTAATATGTGTACCCACATGTCTGTCTCTCTTATAAATTAAAAAGTCTGTTTTTGTAAAGCTGGAACCATTCTGCTTTCTTATCTTTTAAGAAGTCTGCGCTAACATTCCTAACACTCATACCAGCTAGGTCGTCGGCAGTTAATCCTGTACCATTCATCCACATAAACTGGAAGAAGCCTGCAGGCTTAATGCGGCCACTACGATATCCGCGCATGATATATTCGTCAGCAATAGCCCATGCCTTAGGTAATGTCATGTGCGGATTACTCCACATGCTCCAACGGAAGAAACTATTGTTAGCCACACCTTTGTTAAC